GCTGTCTTTGCTGACGATGATGAACACCGCCAAGACTGGGTCTGAAGAGCTTGAAAAGCTGGCCAAAGCGGTTGCCAAAATCCGAGATGAGGTAGACCCACTCGGCGCAGAGTTCGCCACGCTAAACCGCCAGATCAACACTCTGATGGAGGCTTCAGCGGCGGGCATCATTAGTCCGGAGATGCGTGACAAGCTCATCAAGGGGCTTGTTGAGGCCATGGCGGAAGCAGGCGAGGATTCCGCCGAAGCGTTCGTCAACCCCTGGCAAACTGCCGCCGACAACGTAGCCAACAGCCTACAAGACGCCATTGCATCCGGCGACTGGGACAAGATCGGCGACGTGATCGGCAATACACTGGCAACGTCCATCGCGGGCATCGTCAACAAGACCATCACCGACAGCCTGGCCAAAGACCTGACCGCTAACAGCTCCGCGCTGGCCCAGATCGGCGGGGCATTCGCCGGCCCCATTGCCGGGGCGGTCGCAGGCGGTGCGATTCAGCTGGCCGTGTCCGAACTGTCCGACTACTTCAGCGATGACTGGGATCCGACCGCAGCCCGGCAGGCAGCCCAGGGCACCGGCACGGTGCTGGGCTCCATTGATGCCAAGTCGGAGTCCATCGCCAAGGCCGTGGACATCAGCGCGGGGGCGTCCCGTGAGCTGGTGGGCATTAACCGGGATATGTTGCGGGCGTTGCAGGCGGTGCAGCTGGGCATTGAGGGCGCGTCTGCAAGGGTTGCAAGAGGCCAGGCAGGCGCCCAAGACGGCATCGGAATGCCAAGCGTTTACAGTGGCGCCCAAGCGCTTTCCTTGGGTTTGGGGGGAGGATTCGAGTTCGCGGCAGACGCGTATCTGGACTACCTGAGCTTCATGTTCACTGGGGGGCTTGTAGATTTCGGCAAGCTACTGGGCGGCAAGGTCAAGAAACGAGACGAAGGCATCCAGATCATCGGCGGCTACATTACCGATCTGATTGACGAAACGATCGTGAACGCGTACGCCACGTTCCGTGTCAAGAAGCACGCCTTCGACGATTACGACACCAAAGAACGTTTTCAGCGTATCGGTGGTGATGTTGAGCAGCAGTTCAGCCTTGTATTTGAAAGCCTGCTGGATAGCGTGGTTGCCGGGGCGGACGTGCTCGGCGTCGACGCCATGGCGGCGCTCGAAGGCTTCCGGGTTCAGACTCAGCGCATAAGCCTCGAAGGGTTGAACGCAGCCGCGCAGCAAGCAGAGCTGGAAGCCTACTTTGGCACTGTGTTCGACCAGCTGGCGGGGGCCGCCATCCCATTCCTTGACGACTTCCAGCGCGCAGGTGAGGGGCTTGGCGAGACGTTGGCCCGTGTGGCGACGCAGGTGCAGGTCACGGAGCAAGCCGTGGATATGTTGGGCTTGCGGTTTAGCTCATTGGCCGGGGCGGAATTGATTAACGCCTCTGACCGGCTGATTGAGCTGAATGGCGGGCTGGATCAGTTCATCAGCAACATGCAAAACTTCATCGGCAACTTTGCCACCGAGGCGCAGCAGTTTGAGATTAACGCTAATGCGCTGGCGCAAGGCATGGGTGATTTGCCATTGCCGCAGACTCGCGAAGGCTTCTGGGCGCTGATGCAGGCGCAGGACGCTGCAACCGAGGAGGGGGCCGAGAATATCGCCACGCTGTTGCGGTTGCAGGGTGTGGCGGATGCCTACTATTCGGCGATTGAGAAGGCGCAGGAAAGCTACTACCAGACCGAAATCGCAGGCCAGCGCGACCGGTTGAGTGAGGCACAGCGCGCCAACCGCGCCGTTCAATCCGCTATGGATGCGATGTTGTTCCAGTCCAGCGCCGTACAGGAAGCGAGCCGCCAGAGCGCTATCAGAACGCTTGAGCAGATCGCCAATGCGGGCCGGGTGACTGACATTGGCCAGCTTCAGAGTGCATTGGATGCCGCCACACAGCTTGATCAGGGGCGCTACAGCACCTTTGCCGATTACGCCCGAGAGTACGCCCGGACATCCGGCGTTATTGGCCGCGTGGGTGACGTGACGCAGCAAGCGGAAGATCGGGAGGCCCGCATGTTGCGGAGCCTGGAAAACCAGCTTGAGGCGGTCAAGGGCTTGCGCGAAGACTTGAAGCTTAGCCAGTTGGCTATCATCAAGCAGACCAACAAAACCGCCAAAACCCTTGAGCGGTTCGAAATTGACGGAATCGAGGTGCGCTCGTGAAGATTATCAGGCCGATGGATTTGACTGGGGCGGGGATTGTTGAGAGTAATGCGCCGGGGGATGCAGTTTCGGCATGGGAGCCGGAAGGAAGATATCTATTTAAGGATTTGGACAACCTTTTGGTGGACGCGGCAGAAAACACTCTAATAGCCGTACCTAAGCTTGGCGGCTCTATCTATAAGCAGGACCTGAACACTGGAGTTACTGAATACGTGGGGTTCTCAACTCCAGCCTCAACGGACATAGTTTTAAATCTGTCAATCAGCCCAGATGGCAGCCTTATTTATATACTGTACAAAACGACATCTTCTGTCAGCGAGGTTGTTGCCGTATTTATAGAGGTCATTAGCGGTGACGTGAAGTACGAAAAAGCGGAGGCAGCGCCAGAGTGGGCGAGTTTTGACTCATACATGTATGGAGACTTTACTGACGGAATATGCTGGGGGTCTGGATCATCAGCCGTCTCATATATCTGCGCAGTTACTGTAAATCGAATTGATACGTCCTCGTGGGTAAATTCAGAGATATTCAACAGCCAGTCTGACTATCAAAGCTCTTGGTTTCCGGGTCCTGGTGAAGCTACGGTTCTGAGTGGAGGGGGGTTGCAGAGCGTTCTGAACGTGTCAGGGGACACATATATAACCGGAACAAAAGCCGCAAGGATAGGCGTTTATCAGGCCATAAGGTACGACTCGTATATAGTAAAAGTTGACTCGCTAGGGGTTATTGTAAATCATTCACACACGTATCCTGCGTCATCATACCTAACGTCTGCGGGGTTTGCGTGGCTAAGGTACAACCAGTCGCGGGACGAGATTTTGTATTTTTCTAATCGAGGCAACAACGTCCTTGGGAGGGATCTATCCCTGTCGGCGTGGAATGCCATTTCGAGCGACATTGTCCAGTACAACCCAAGGACAATAAAAACAACCGACACCCACCTAATAACCCGCAGCCTATCATCTGCCCCATTCTGGAATTACCGCCTACTCACAGACTACAGCCTGGACAAGTCGCTACCAGCGCTACCGGATCGCGGCGAAGGCATAGCGGTTGCCACCGATTACACCATAGTCCAGCAGAACAATGGTGTTGCGCTATTTGACGCAACCGACACGCTCATTGAGCAACAAAATCCGAACGTCACAAAGGGCGACACCTATATATACCAAGATCACGTATATGAGGCCCTGCAAGACAACAACGACCGCCCAGACCTAGGCGTACTCAACCTGAACGCAGAGGGCCAACCCGACCCCACATGGCTAGACCTCGGCTTCATCAACCCCCTGCGCATGTTCGACAACAAGCTAGACAGCCTAACTACAGGCCCCAGCCCCCTTGTGATCAACATCACCCCCGGTATGCTGGTGAACGGCATTGCGCTTTTTAACGTAAACGCCAGCACCGTGCAGATCACCTACACCGACCCAACCGACGGGCTCGTGTACGACACCGGCGCTATCAGCATGCTGGACAACTCCGGTGTGCAGGATTGGTACAGCTTTTTCTTCGACCCGTATCTGGTCAAGGCGGACTTGGCCCGCGTGGACTTGCCGGCCTACATTGACGGCACGGTTCAGATCACGTTGGATGGGGCCGGCGCGGACGTGGCGATAGGCGAGGTGGTGCTGGGCACCATCTACAAGATCGGTGACGCACAGTACGGCAGCAGCGCGGGTATCATCGACTTCAGTCGCAAAGAAGCCGACCAGTTCGGAAACTTCGAGATCGTCCCGCGCCGGTTCTCCAAGCGGGCCGAGTTTGACGCCGTGATACCGCCTGCCTACGGCGGCTCGGTGCAGCGGACCCTGGCGAGACTGCGCGCCACCCCGGTCGTCTGGATCGGCTCCGTAGATTTGGAGGAAACCATCGTTTACGGGTATTTCCGTGAGTTTGATATACTGTTGAGCAACCCGGCGTTTTTCAACGTCACCATCACCGTAGAGGGCCTATGACATGGCAGCACCACAGTCCACCCCGTTACCGGCAGCCCCGCAGCGTGGCGAGCCGGAGAGTGTGTTTATTCCCAAGTCTAACGCGTTTGTGGCGAGCCTTGAGCCGTTTCGGCAGCAATTGCAGGCGCAGGCCGACTACGTTGACACAAAGGCGACCGAAGTCGGATCTAACGCTCAACAGGCAGCGAATTCAGCGGCCGCAGCCAGCGCATCGGCATCCGACGCGGCGAATTCAGCCGCCGCCGCAGCGAATACGTTTGACAACAAACTGCCGACCGCTCCGGCGCTAATAGATGGCCTCAGGCGCTCCGTTGAAGCTGCAAGCGGCGGGCGAATGACCGTCTTTTACACCGCCAAGGGGCAGCCGAGCTACTTCGTCCGTCAGGGCAAGTTCCTGTGCGAAGACATCGCACCGGGCGGCGAGCTTGGCACTGGCGTCCACGAGGCGTTCGTCTTTAACGGGGTGGAAGACGCCGAGATCTGGGTAGGCGCTTATCAAGCTGCAATCGTTGATGGCGAGGCCGTCAGTCAGCCTGGGGTCGCTCCGGCGGTTAACATCAACTACGACAACGCCCGCGCTGCCTGTCAAGCCGCCGGTGCCGGATTTGACATGATGACTATTTGGGATTGGGCGGCCATCTCTCTGTGGTGCATGGCCAACGGCTTCCAGCCGCGCGGCAACACCAATCATGGCCGTCATCATGACAACCGCTGGGAGACAGGCACCCGGCAGGACAACGGTGTACCGGGCGACAGTGCCGGAATCGGCAACACCCTGACCGGCTCCGGCCCGGTGCAGTGGCGCCACGACGAGACCATGGCAGGCATTGCCGACATGGTGGGCAACGTATGGGAATGGCTGAGCGGCATGAAGATGGTGGATGGACGCGTGCTCCTGAGTGCGGATAACGGCATCCCGGCTGAGGCGGGTTATGAAGACACTCTGTTTGATCTGCCGAGCAATCGCACCTGGTCAACGGTCGATAACACGGGAGCCAGTGACGCCCTCAAGCGCGCTCTGATCGTGCCCAAAGGCGTGGATGACCCCTTGGGCTACCTCTACACCAATCTTACGGGAGAACGGCTCCCGATCCGGGGTGGCAATCGCTACTCTGCCGGCTCTGCCGGCCTCGCGGCGCTGAACCTCTACCTCGAGCGCACGTCTGCGTACACGTCTCTCGGGTTCCGCCCCCGCTTTCGCAATCCGTAATCCGTAACCCTGCAATCTGTTTGCCCTGCGGTAGCAGGGCGTTAGGAACAAGAGGCCCATGAACCAGGAAGATCTGCAAATCAGGCTGAAGGTGGAGGAGATGATCCACTACGGGTACGCCGCGCTGCGGCAGTTTCCGAAGTCCGAGAAGCATGTGCTGTCGGCGGAGATTCGCCAGTGCATGTATCGGATTCTGCGCCTGGTCATTGTCTGTAACCGCCGTTACTACAAAAAGACCACCATGCAGGATCTGGACTCTGAGCTGGATCTTCTCCGCTCGCTGGTTCGCCTGAGCAAAGACCTGGGCTTTCTGCCGTTCCGTCAGTACGAGATCTGGGCGCGGCACAACGACCAGATCGGTCGCTACCTGGGCAGATGGATGCAGTGGATGAAACAGGAGGCCGCCAAACGCCAGGCGGCCTCGAAAGGACAGGGACGATAAATGAAAGGGTGTGGCGTTAAGTGGCTCCCGATCCGGGGTGGCAATCGCAACAATGCCGGCAATGCCGGCCTCGCGGCGCTGAACCTCAACAACGAGCGCACGAATGCGAACACGAATATCGGGTTCCGCCCCCGCTCTCAGCTCCTGAGTGGCCAGAAGTTGCCCGGTTACGGCCGTGCTTCCAGTGCCCAGCTGAAAGGACGTCACATCCACGGCAGGAGCCGAAAAATAGTTAGAGTGCTGCGCGTAGTATCCAGCACGGAGAGGCCTGCAGTACTCGCCTTACAAGGAACGAGAATGGCCAAGACATTTAACGGAACCTTTGATCAGATCATCAATTTTGACGCCCTGTATCAGGGCTATCTCAGCGCCCGGAAAGGCAAGCGAAAAAGCTGGCCCTGCCGGCACTTCGAGAAAGACCTGGAGGGCAACCTGATCCAGCTGCAGAACGACCTGATCTGGGGGCAGTACCAGTGCGGTCCATACCGCAGCTTCTATGTCACCGAGCCGAAGCGCCGGAAGATCACCGCCTTGAAGCTCTTCCGCGATCGCGTGGTTCAGCATGCCATCGTCAGTGCGATAGAGCCGATCTGGGAGGCGCGATTTGTCGGGCACAGTTATGCCTGCCGGATCGGCAAGGGCACCCATGCGGGCGCGAATAAGGCGCAGCAAATGCTCCAGGAGTGCCTCCGCAAGCATGGCCGGGTATACGTACTGAAGGCCGATATCAGTAAGTACTTCGCCAGCATCGACCACGACATCCTGCTAAAGCTGCTTCGCAAAAGGCTGGCCGATCGCAGGCTGATGGCGGTTATCGAGAATATCGTCCGCAGCTACAGCGAGCCCGAAACCCCGGGCAAAGGCTTGCCGATCGGCAACCTGACCAGTCAGCTGTTCGCCAACATCTACATGGACGCCTTCGACCAGTGGATGAAGTGCCGGAAGCGCGAGCACTGGTACATCCGGTATATGGATGACTTCGTGGTCATCCACCCGGACAAGCGCCACCTGCAAGCCCTGAGAATCGATGCAGAGCGGTGGCTGGCCGACAACCTCGACCTCAGCACGAACCACAAAACCAGCGTGTTTCCGGTATCTCACCGAGGCGGGTGCGGACTCGACTTCCTCGGCTACCACCTGTGGCCGAATTCCCGGCGTCTGCGCCGGGCAAGCCTGAGACGTTTCGGGCGTCAGCTCAAGCAATGGCAGGCCGATTACGCGGCGGGCCAGATAGACGTGGCGGACATCCGCCAAAACCTCCACAGCTGGGTGAACCATGCCCGGCACGGTAACGCCGTTCAGGCGATTGCCGGCATGCTCAACAAGACCACATTCAGGAGATCTACCGATGCCAACCCAGGACCCAATGCTGGAAGAAGAAACAGTAGTCGAAACCAACGAAGAGTGGGCGCTAAGAAAGCGTCGTGAAGCCATGAAGGTGACTCGCTTTCAGGCAAAGGCTGCGCTAATGCAGGCGGGTTTGCTCGATGACATAGAGCAAGCGGTCTCGGACTCCGACGATCCAATGATTAAATTGGCCTGGCAGGAAGCCAGCTTCGTGCGCCTGAGTCCGCTTATCTCAGCCATGGCCGGGGCAGTCGGGCTCTCCGACGAGCAGCTGGATGAGCTGTTCGAGACCGCCGAGAGGGTAGAGTAATGTTTGGCGTGCAGAACTTCCAGGACGTCGAGTTCAGAGACTGGGCAGACGACATGTCGCCCCGCCTCGTAACGATGATTGACGTGTTGCGGCATATGATCGGCAGCGCCATTGTGATAAGCCCGCACCCGGACAGCCTCGGTAGGGAGCTTGGCCG